AAACCTTTAATTTTTTCCGTATTTATCTCAATAATTTCATTTATTTTTGGACTTAAAAATTGTGATAATCTCATTTGTTATTCCTTCTCTACATTTTTTTCCATATCTTTTAATCTTGTATAATAATCAGGTATTTCTGTAAGATGATCCATGGCAATTTCTTTTGCTAATTTTTCATCATTTGTATGTTCCATTTCAATTTTAATACCTATTTTTAATTCTTTGGGATCAAAATCTTCAGGTTTCTTTTTATCGGCTAAACCACCTTTTATTTTATCTTCCTTTAACATAGAACCAAGAATCATGTAAATATGTTCTTCAAATTCATGCTCATCTATATCTAATGATTTAGCGAATGAATGAACTTGTCCATCCGATGGTTTAGGATTTTTTTTAAAAAAATCTTTTATTTTATTATGAATATTTTCCATATCCATTTCATTTAATTTTTTCTTTTTTAAAACACTTCTTTCATAAACTTCATAAATTTTATCACGATCATAATTTGCCATAATCTTTTAATCCTTTAATAACCATAAATTTTGGTATCAACATCACTATAATTATCAATCTCATTACTCTTTTCTTCTATAAATTCATTGTCACCAAAGGACTCAATACCTGAAGGACTTATAGATAGGGATAATGTAGGTTTAGAACTAATATCTCTTGCACTTTCGGATTCCTCGGAGAATCTGAATGGTTTCATAATAAAAGAATATACATTCTTACTTACTTGAAATATACTTACTTCTTTTTTAACTGTTACAATTTCATAAGTTCTTGTATTCCATAGAGTTTTTATAACATCACCTGTTTTTGGTTGAAATGTTTCTGATATATCTCTTATAAACATTTTAATTGGAATAAAGCCAAACATAACCATTTCTTCAGAATTTAAGCCGAAGGATGTTATCATTGATGGTTCATCTGTAACTTCATAAACCATACTTGATTTATAAGGTCCACTATATGCAATGTTTTGATATTTTGGTTCACCATATAAATCATCTTTATCAACATCGGCATAGTTGACAACATAATATTCAATTTCAACACCAGAAATATCAACAAACTCAACAATATATTCATCCCACAACTCATGTTCTGGGTTATCATTTATATCATATAATCTTAATTTAGGACGGACATATCTACTTGAATTTGCCATTTATGTTTCCTTATTCTGCTGATCTAATCTCTCTAATGGTTTCATCTAAAATACTTATTACATCAAGATATTCTTTTTTAACTTTTGGATTTTGTACCTTAGTTTTTGTGTATATCTGGTCTCTTAATTTTAATAAATTATTTGTTTTTCGTGAATAATCTATTTTATCATCCGTTAATATATCCATTATATCTATGGTGTATTTATAACAATCATCAGAAGCATCTTTCATATCTTTTCTTTCTTGCACTCTTTTCTTAATACTATTTTTTATTTTAGAAAGAAAGTTTTCATTTATCTTCTCAATATCATCTTTTATTATTTTGTTATATATTTCTTGTATTTTATCCATTATTTTTCCATTAACTTTATTTGTTGTTTCATCATTATGGTCATTAGACCTTCTAACTCTTTTACTTTTTCTTCCAGTTTTGATATTTTTTCTAATGATGTTTGTTCAACTATATTACCGGATAAATTTTTCTTTCTTTCAATTCTTTCATCTATGTTTCTAAGAAATGATTCTTGCTCATCATCTTTTTTCGTTTGTATATTTACATTACCACCATTATCAAAAGGTGTCGGTTGTTTTATTTGTGTCCTTATTTTGTTTTTAGGATTTTTTAACATATTTTCATAAATTGATTGTACTGTCATTTTTTACCTCTTTGAATTTATTAATTTTTATTCTTCAATAAGTTCCACTCTTACTCTAAGAATACCATCAACATTATGATGAACAGTAAATGTGCCATTATAAGGACTTCTATCTACTGAAAAATCATATAAACAAATCAATGGTTTACCTGTTGCTGTATCATCGTATATTACACCATATCTAACAGTGAAAGTTGCATTTGACCATGCAGGATTTGTAGCTGTCAATGTTGCGATACCATCTAATTCTGTCCAAAGTACATCTGTTAGTAATTGACCGCCTGCGGTATATCCACTACCAGTTGTTAATTCACCTGTTAGGTCAGAATAAAATTCATCTGATGATAACGGATTATATGAATCTGTTAATAATACCATATATAAATCATCATTATCAAAATCTATTTCTTTATTACCTAATTTTTGTCCAAGTTTGTCATAAAGGAAATCTGCCATTATTTTTTACTCCATCACATTAATTTTTATTAAGTTTGTACAAATATTTCCCATTCTGCATATATACTTATATTAGAACAGGATTCATTTGTGTTTTCTATAATTGTATAAATTGCATTCACATCGGTTCCAGGTGTATATTCTTCACCTTCTATACTCCAAACACCACCATCTTCTACTGCTTCCCAACTAATATCTAATGTTTCACCTTCAACAACATCAAAAAATTCTATTGCACTAACTCTAAATTGTAGTGCATCTGCAATCATTGAGATTTCATCTATATCATAAGTGCCCCAAGTTAATTCTAAAATCATTCCACTTTCATAATAACTTTCTGAGCAAATATAATCACCATTTTTGTCTCTTAAAATCATTGCAAAATTTGGTGCACCTGTAAATGTTATACGCATATGCGTTGGCCTATAATCTGTTATCCAATCAGAACCTAATTTATCTTCTTCTCTTAACCACAACTCATATGCGCCATCTGTAGTACTTAACCAATAACTACCACTTGGAATCCATTCACCTACGAAGTTATCAGGTATAATCTCCCATGCACCCCAGTAATCAGTATTTGTAGTATCAAGTATATTATCAGGAATATCACCAACTTTATAGCAATGTATAGTAAAAGGACCATCTTCGGAAGAAGCTGTATAATAAGTATCTATATAATCTAATTCACTTATTTCGGTAAGGTCAGTATAATTCACTGCTAAGAATTTATTAGCCTCAACATCATAAAGACTTGGTTCTCCTCCTTCACCACCAAATTCACCATATGAAAAACTTATTTCAACATTAATACTACCCATTGCTGTTGCTGCATCATTAGAACCTAAACATATAGGTTCTTCGGGTGGTGGTTCTTCAGGAGGTGCTTCAGGTATAACAACATCTTTACCCATTTGTAATATTATATCATTATTAAAATTTAATAGTAATGTGCCATTTACAGGACTTTTATTTTCTAAGAAATCATATAGGCAAATCAATGGTTTACCTGAAGCTGTATTGTCATATATAACAGCATATCTAACTGTAAATGTGGCGAATGACCATGATGGACTTGTTCCTATAGTTAATCGTGTTACACCTGATGAACTGGGGACTTCTGTCCAACTAATATCTGTAAGTGTGGCACCACCAAGTGTATAACCAAAACCTGTGTTTATTTCATTTGTTAAATCTGTATAATAAATATGGGATTGTGAAGGCATATATGCTGCTGTCAATAAACAAATTTTTAGAGTATCGTTATCTAAATCAATTTCTTTATTACCTAATTTTGCAGAAACACTATTATAAATAAAATTTGACATTTTTTATTACCATCCCATTTTTATCTTTTTGTATTTGTTAAACCTTTCACAAAAACTGTATTGCTTTTTGTATTTGTTAAACCTTTCACAAAAACTGTATTGCTTTTTGTATTTGTTAAACCTTTAGTAAAAGTTATACCTCTTGTATTTGTTAGACCTTCAACTAAAGGAAATTTTAATTTTTCTATTGCTTCTACTATTATATCAAGTTGTGATATAATAAGTTCAGGTGTTAATAATAGTTGACTCTCATCTCGTTTTAAATCAAGTATTTCAATTATTAACTCAATTGTATCTAATGGAACACCATCACCAATTGAAAATCCCTCATAATTATTTAAATTGATTATAACTTCTTGTGTATCTAAATAGACTTTTTCTTGTAATGATAATTGGTCTATTATAAGGTTATGTTCTTCTAAAAATATATTACTACTAATTCTTAAATCAATTAAATCAGGTTGTTCAATTATAAAATCAGGTTGATTTTCTAAATATATGTTTGTTGTAATACCTAATTCAATATCAAATAAATAAATTTTGAATTTTTGTTCTGCTAAATATGTAGCAACATTAATAGTATTTGTAATAGGTTCTATTATTGTTTTTGTTGTATAATAATGTGTCATTTAGTTTTTTTATTTACTATTCTATATTTTGAACTAAAATCATTGGTTTTATTACATATTGCTTTTGTAATGGATGTCCATCCAGAAAAATTATTAAAATTTACACAGAATGGATTATAAAAATAACTCACTCTAAGAAATTTTTTAAATGATATTAAGGTATTATAAAAAGAATTTGTATTCTTTTTTATATAGAAATGTGCCATTTTATATAAACCTTATAATATAACAACTTGTACCACTATATTGCCATTGTATCCATGCTTCTTCGCAAATTGTATATGTTGATTCATTTGTTAATGAAACAGCAAAATTTACATCAAAAGTTAATGTATCACTTGTGTTACTTACAACTCTTGCCATTTGTCCCTGGCCAGGACCACTCATTATTATAACAGCTTTTCCAATCCATTCATTAGTTGACCAACTTTTACTTGTATCTGTTAATAGATTAGCTGCGCCTGCAGATGTTGTTGTTCCTGTATCCAATCTATATATTTCTACAGTATTTTCATAAAATTGAGCCGTTGAGTTTGGAATTTTCCAGAATGTTATATATTCATAAAGAAATCCATAAGTACTTGTTGAACTATAATATATATATACTGGAAATGATCCATTATATAGGGAATTTTCATCTGGGTCAACTGTTGTCATTGTACCTATAGACGCTACGGATGAAGACACATTATTTTGTGCTGCATTTGTATAAACATTATAAGAAAGACAATAAGCGTATGCTGTATTGCCGTTTATATTGTTTGTAAAGCAATATGGGTATGGTGTATTACCAATTTTAGCACCTGCACTCCAGTTTTGTGCTGTTGTTACAGTAACCGTGTTTGCTGATTTATTAACACCTGTTATTGTTACTCTCTCCATTGTATTTGTACTATTTTCTAACATTAAATGGGATTCACCAACATAGAAATCATTTGCTTGACCAGAACCTAATTGTAGAGTTACACCTGTTCCTGCTGTTACACTGGATTGTAATGTTCCTAATGTATTCCAATATCTTGTAAACTTTCCCCAATAGAGACAATAATATGTAACACCTAATTTAAGTGTAACAAAACCAAAATTTTTGTTACCTGAAAACCATATAGTAAATGGGTCAGCATCATAAGTAGCCAAATAATATGATGTTGCGGAATGTTTAAATGTACCAACATGTGTTGTTGCATTCCAATATGTATACATTGCAAAGTTTATTCTATTAGCTGTTGCATTGTTTAATTCAAAATACATATCCAATTCTGAACCATCTTCACCACCATTATTCTTTAATATATAATATTTACTTGCGGACCATTGGTTATCAACTAATGTCCAACCCGCAGCAACCATTGCAGTAACTATATAACTTAAAGCGTCAGCAGTATTCAAAACAGGTTTTGCAATTAATCTTTCTATAGCCATTTTAACCTACCTTATGCACCGGATTCACTTCTAAATCTCATAACACCATTAACATTAAAATAAAGTGTAAATGTACCATAGTTGACGTTTTTATCACTTAAAAAGTCATATAAACAAATCAATGGTTTACCAGATGCAGTATCATCATATATTACAGCATATCTTGCTGTAAATGTGGCAAGAGTCCAAGCTGGGTCATTTGCACTTAATGTTGTTATACCAGAAGATTCGGTCCATGTAACACCTGTTAATAAATTACCACCTGTGGTGTATCCATTTCCACTTGCAACTTCATTTGTTAATTGTGCATAAAATTCATGTGCATTTGATGGAGTATATGTGTTTGTTAATAAACATACTTTTAAATTATCTGTATCCAAATCAATTTCTTTATTTCCTACTTTTTGTCCAAACTTATCATAAATAAAATTTGCCATTTTTTATTACCATCCTATAGAGATTCCGTATCCTTCATACGCCTCTTCCAGTTTTAATTTTTCTTCTAATTCTCTTTTTTCTTCTTTTGCTTCTGAAATCAATTCACTACCATCTAAAGAAACACCAGTACCACCGATTGATGCAAAATTTGCAAATTTACTTCTTATTCTACCTAATATTTCTTTTGTTTCCGCTGTTGCGTAATCATAAATCCAATCACTTATATAAAAATCATTATTACTTGAACCATTAGTCCAATTACTGACATTTGTTGAGCCTTCAATCATATATGACCTTAATAAAATCCAGCCGGGTGAATCAATTGTCCATTCTCGTCCATCTTTCCAGAATGTTAATGAATTTCCTGTCTCTGGTTCTGGATGTACCTCAAGTTCATTTTGATATTTATGGTATGTATATGTGTATTGTGATGGAGTATATTTTTTAATGTTTTCCAGAAAATCTCTTGCAATATGATATGATACCAATGTATAACCACCATCTGCTGTGTTAAAAAGAGATTGATACATACCTTGATTAAATAAAAAGTTTTCAACTGTGAATAGGGTGTTTATACCACCGCCTGCACTTCCTGTATCATCATATGAGATTATTTCCGTTACACCTAATGGTAATTCATATATTGTTTGACCACCGGATAGAGCAAGTGTAAAGAACACCTCATTGGTTGCTTGACCAACGGCCCATTTTATAAACTTATCTCTTGCATAATCAATAGCATCATAGATTTGAGTATTATCAATTTCTACTTTGATCATTGGGTGACCAAGTCTTCTTTTTATTTTTTGGGCTAATTGTTGTTTTGTTATACTCATATTTTTATAAATCCTTTTATGTTATATTTATTTATTTAACATATTTAAATATCTCTATTTGTCAACCAAGACCAATCCTCTATTATAGTATTTATATCAGATAATATACCCCAGGCATCTTCATCTTCATCATTTTTCTTAAATTCAAAAGTTTCATCAAGAATATCCATTTCAAAGATATAACAAGCCCAATATAGAGCAGATACAAGGTCATCATTTAAATCTTTACCAAAAAATTTTCCACCTTCTTCTATATATGACCCAAGTTCTTTTAGTGTTTTTTCATGTCTGATTTCCAAACAACCATCTTCAATAATTTTTTTCATAAGAAGAACCGCTTTTGGTTTTGTTGAACGAGATGCTCTTATTCCAAGTGATACTTCTTTTGAACCTGAGTTTACAAGATTTGAATTTTCATGCTCCCACCAAAGTCTTCTAACAACAGCTGAACCTTCTGAGTTGTTTTCAACCATTATATAGGCATTATTATAATAAATGGAAAGTCTATGAATGATATCCGCAAAATCATAAATATCTGTCATGTTATCATAAAAAACACCAACTTGGACCATACCTACTGGTTTAACACTTTCTATTTTTATAATTTGAATGACTGAATAATTTTCGCCCGAACCTTTAGCAACATCAACACCCATAACATATAGAGAATCCGTTTTTGGTTTTTCCCATATAAGGAGTCTATCATTTAAGTCTCTCATTACGGGGTCCACATTTTTTCTTAATATGACCCTTAGAACATCAGGTGATATAACAGTGTTTGTTGATCCAATAAACTGAACAGCAAATTCTTGGTCAAATTGTTTCTGACCAAGGTTTTTAATTTGTTCTATTGCCCAATTTTTATCTCTACCTGGAACCTTTTCCCATGATACTTTTGTATATACAAAAGTATTTTTACCAAACTCTGCTTCTGTATATATTCTATGAAAAATATTAAACAATCCATTTGGTGTGGATATGATAATAATCTTTGCTTCTTTTGAGGCTGAAATTGTAGGATAGTTGGCAGACCAAAACTCTTCTGCTTGACTTCCGGGAACAAATGCAAATTCATCACAGACCAATAGATTCATTGTCTCACCACGAAATGCGTCTGCTGATGTTGCTGATATAACTATTCTTGTTCCATTATCAAAAGAAATAAATGTTTTTGAGTATTCTGTAACACCCGGTTTTAACCATGTAGGTAAACATTCATAAGATTTTTTAATACGGTGGAGAATCATTTTAGCAGATGATTCTTTGTTTGAAACAATACCAATTGTTTTGTTCTCATTAAATATAGCATACCATATAACATATGAAGAAACAATAGTGGTTTTTCCTGATTGGCGGGAACAAAGTGCAACATTAAATCTATAGTCTTGAAATTTTTGTAGTAGTTCTAATTGATAATCATAAGGTTCAAAAAAGATTTCACCTTTATCTGGATTTACAATCTTTACATACTTTATAAAAT